CGGGTTACTAGCGACTAGACAAAATGATCAGTTACCAAAGATTGATATACCTGTAGGTGATTATACATCTTATGTTGTATCTGCTGATAAAGATGGATACAAGATAAGTTATAGTGCTAACGATCCTAAGAAAGCATACATCACTAAAGATATTAAAGAGAAAGCAGGATTCTTAGGTTTGGCAAATAACACTACCCAAATCACTGAAGAGTACTTCATGGATGGTAAAACTAACCAAGGTGGTCCTGTATCTAACAAGAGGTCATGGATAGACAATCCACCAGGTTTGACTCAAGGTCAAGCAGCAGAGATAAGTGCTGAAAGAATCGCATGCCTTAAAGCAATCGGTTCGGGAGAAGGCACAGGTCGGGTGGTTGGGACAAGTATTGGTGCTGCTGCTGCTCCTACTCTTTCCTCTATTCCCTTTGTTGGTTGGGTTGCTGCAGGTTGGGTAGCTATGTTTGGTGGTAATCAAGGTGCCGATCTCGGTGGCAATATGGCAGAAGAAATGAGTAAGAACTGCTAATGACAATCCCCACTATAATAATACATGGTGGTGATATTCCTACTATTAGGACAACGACGATTTTCATGCCACCATCATGGTTGACTGATAATCCCCCTCAAGCGATCCCTATCTATGGACCAGTAGCAAGTCCAGATGTGATAGGGGTACCTGTTATTGATATTCCTGGGTGTGTAGAAGCACACGAACAGAACAGTAACAGTGTGATGAAGAATAAAAATCTGGAGAAGGATGACCCCGATGGTGTCGTAGTTTACTGCGATGCAGGGGTTCCTTCTTTTGATGCAATGAACTATGAACCAGAGCAACTAGTAATCACAAGAGACGCAGAGGTTCCTCCTGTTACACCACCACCAGAAATTGAACCACCAGAGGTTCCTCCTACTGGTGATTTGGGTGGTGAAGTTCCATGTCCTGCACCCAACCAACCTAGAGTGGGTGATCTAACTCAAGCAGGTGATGAAAAAGTTATAGGTCATGAACTACAAGGAACTACTTGTGTGGTATTATATGAACCAACCTCTGCTGCTGAGAAATATCTACCTACGACAAATCAGGTCAGTACTACAGCAGCAATAGCAATCGTTGCCACTGCATCTGCTGCAGCAACACCATTACTATTAAGGGCGGTTAAACCCATTATTAAAAAAGCAACAGATTTTGTAAAGAAAAAACTAGGAAAGAAAGTATATAAACCTTCGCGTGAAGAAATCAGATCTAATCAATATCGCCAATCGAAAGGGTTAAGTCCTTTAAATTTTGAGAAGATGAAGAAGAAGTAGGTATATCGTGAACGTGAGGAGTAATAACGTTCTTACCATTGACCATAACGTCAGCACATATAGCATAGTAAGGTGACTTTGGATGGAATGATATTCCTTGTTTTAACAATTCACCGCAGTTTTTCAATCTCGCGATCTCAAAATCTAATCTTTTATTAGCATGTGCTTGTTGCATCAATGCGATATTTGCTGCTGCTGCATCTTTACATTGTTGCTGTAGTTCTTTATCTAGTGGTCTTGACCATGTAGCACTTACACCTACGCTCACGTTATAGTTATCTTTTTGTCCTGTTCTGGTTGGAACGAAATATAAAATCTCCCCAGGATTGTCTGGTACACCATCATCATTGGCGTCTACCATGTTGTACACTGGCGAATCCCACCAATCTTCATATGGTTTCTGTGCTGATGCTGTGCCTGTGAGATAGGGTGTCACGTTCATAGTAGGACCTTGACACTGTATCCCATTACCATATGTGTTTGTTATATACGGACCTTGTAAAACTTGTATAGCTTGATTGGTGACTGACCCACTACTATTCGCGATGGGACTAGCAGTTGCAGATACACCACCTACATCACTTGCTTTAACTGTAGGGACGTTAGCAAGTTGAGACAAACATAAGACTATTGAGAGAAAATACTTGTTGTGTCTGTGACGCTTGTTACCTCTGTTACTCTTTGTATTATTGTGTGATTTGAAAGACCTGGGGCTTGATACGTCTCCGTAAACTGAAACGCTGCTCCTGGATTTGTCTGTGTGAAGGTGGGTTTTGTGTCGATCCCAGTCCATGTCGAAGTCACTCCATTAATAGTCACGTTAGCATCAGTAGTAGTTGGTGAGAGATTACCACTAGCGGTTATCCCTGACCCCGTTACCGAAAATTGGTACCCAGTATTGTAATCCATCGAATTAATTGTCTCCGTCACCTTAGAAGTCGTTTGGGTGTTGGAAGTCATCGAGCCTTGTGTAAAATTCGGGACCACGGGCACAGCATATAGAGGTGCACTTGTTAGTACACCTAGTGCTACTATATGTATACCCTTTCTCAACATGCTTAGAATGCAGTAACCTCAGTTACAAACTGACCTGTTGTAGATGTACCTACGTTACCTGTACCTGTTAGTGTTATTGCGTGAGCAGCAGTAATAGTGCCTGGTGCGTTAGCAGAAGAGTTTTGAGTTCCTGCAGATGTAATTGATACACTACCGAAGTCTGAATATTCAGATGCTGTACCTGCTATGTCACCCTTAGTGAATGACTGAGCAAAGGAGAAACTACCTGTTCCTGATTGTGTTCCTGTGATAGAACCTACTGTTGCAACACCTGTTGTGGAGTCATAACTGTTGATTCCAATACCGTTTGAGGTAGCACTTGATGCACCTGCTGCAGTATGGGATGTAGTCACATTAGTACCAGAGATGGAGTATGAGTTACCAAGTCTTGAATACGTTGCCGATTGAGCGTCTACAGCGTGCTGCAGACTGGACTGATGCCTAATAGATAGGTTTGCCATAGCGGGAGAACTAACCCCTGCTAATAATAATATAGCTAATAATTTCTTCATGTTTACACACTATGATGTACAACTATATATGTTCTGGATTCTCTACATTCGTGTTCGGTGTGTACCATTTTCATTAAGATAATATTATGGTTAAATAAACATGTACGCTTCGGGTACAAAAACTAAACACTCGCTTATTAAAGGAGAACTATGACTAACTTAACACGTTGGACATCTAAGGATGTCGATGCGATTTTTAACGCAGCAAACAGATATAGTATCGGATTCGATGATCTATTCGAGAGATTCTATGCATATGGCACAGGAACACCACAGGGGCAATACCCTCCATATAACATAGTTAAGGAATCTGATGAGAAATGGAGATTAGAACTAGCACTAGCAGGATGGTCTAAGGATGATATAGAAGTATCAACAGAGCAGAATGTGATACTGATCAAATCTAAGGATCAAGATAAGAAAGATGCTGTTGACTATGTTCATCAAGGTGTAGCAGCAAGGTCTTTTTCTAGAGGATTCAACCTATCAGATGATGTAGAGATTGGAGAAGTAACCTTTGTTAATGGAATGCTAACAATAGAGTTACAAAAGGTAATCCCAGATCACCAGAAGAGAAAAGTTTATGATATAGTATGATGTAAAGGTTTCTTTATCACCGTGAAATATCTAAAGTGGTTGACTCACCCACTAACCGTATGCAATCTCATACTGGTGGGGTCAGTTGGATTGATACAAGTCATTCACACTCGTGCTCATTATAAAATGGAAATAGATGTTCACGCACATTGTAAGAACAATATGGGGTATCAAGATTCCTTGAACTCCGAAGATGATTGGTAGAGGGTGCTTGACACCCTCTTTTTTCGTGGTATAATAGAAGAGTTCCTATTTAATCTATGAGCGTAAGAATCGTAAGAACAAGAAACGGTGAAGACATCATTGCAGATTTATTTGAAGTAACAACTAAAGAGAAACCTGATGAAGCAGTAGCTTTTCAGTTGCGTTTCCCATACAACGTATGGTTAGAAACACCAGAACCAAAGTTGTTATCAGAAAATGATTCTGGTGAAGTTATAACTAAGAAGAGTAACCCAGAGATTCGTTTTGAACCTTGGGCACCCCTATCAAAAGATCGTAGCATTATGATGAAACTTGAAGAAGTTGTCAGTGCATACGAGACCTACCCTGAGGTAGAAGAAAAGTACAACAAAATCGTGGAGGCAGAAAGTGGAAGAGGAAATGATGCAACAGGAACTTCGTTTGATCCTCCTAAAGGAGCGCAACGAGTTTCTTCTGGGACAGATAACGGAACTGGACGAGGAACCGTCGATTCTAATAGAGAACTGTTATGAAGTCAGAGGGGATGAAGATATAGTTCCTTTCCCTCCATACTCTTCTCAACGTGACTTGTTCTTGACAAGTGACGCAATCTTTACTATACTAGAACCAAGTGAAAAACTTGTAGAAATCTACAACAAATTATAATGAGTTCCTTTTATACGAACATCCAACTGGCAGGAGATACAATCCTGTACAGAGGGTATGAGGATGGTGAACCAGTTCAGTATCGTTCTAACTTCTCACCAACCTTATACACTCTATCAAGAAACAAAGAGAAATACACCACATTAGATGGTAGATATGTAGCACCTATACAGTTCCAAACATCTAGAGAAGCAAGAGACTTTATCAAACAGTATGATACAGTTGAAAACTTTGAAGTCCATGGTTACGAAAGATTTGTCTATCAATATATTCGTAGAGAGTTTCCAAACGAAGTTGAATATCGTATTGATCAAATGAAGATCTACGCATTGGACATCGAGGTTCAATGTGAGAATGGATTCCCCAATGTAGAAGAGGCAGCAGAAGAAATGCTGTCTATTACCATCAAAGATATGGTAAGCAAGAAGTATATAAGTTGGGCGACTAGAGAGTTTGAAGCACCTGATGGTGTAGAAGCAAGAATATTTTGGACAGAGAATGAACTACTAGAAGACTTCCTTGTCTGGTGGTCACAGAATACTCCTGACATACTTACAGGGTGGAATGTCAACCTTTATGACGTTCCGTACATTGCTCGTCGTGTAAATAGAGTATTGGGGGAAAAATGGATGAAGAGTCTATCCCCATGGAATCGAGCAAATGAAAGGGAGGTTTATGTCCAAGGAAGGAAGAACTATGCTTATGACCTTAGTGGGATCAATATCCTTGACTATCTCGATCTTTATCGTAAGTTTACTTATAGTAACCAAGAGTCATATCGCTTAGACCATATTGCTTTTGTTGAACTAGGTCAGAGAAAGGTTGATCACAGTGAGTACGAAAACTTCAAGGACTTCTATACAAAAGATTGGCAGAAGTTTATGGAGTACAACATTCAAGACGTTGAGTTGATTGACCGTCTTGAGGACAAGATGAAGTTGTTAGAGTTAGCTATTACAATGGCATACGATGCCAAAGCAAACTTTGAAGATGTGTATTCACAGGTAAGAATGTGGGACACTATGATATTCAACTATCTTGCTGACAAGAATATTGTACCTCCTCCTCGTAAGGGTGGTAAAAAGAAAGATGAAAAATACGCAGGTGCTTATGTCAAGGAACCGATTCCAGGAAAGTATGATTGGGTGGTCAGTTTTGACCA